TCAAGGAGACAAAAAATTAATCACGCATTACAACGTGGTCTCTGATAGTGCTGGAAGCACAACTAAAATAGTTGATGTTTCTGCATTAACATCAAGCAACGGTAAAACTTGCAAAACTGTAAGATTAAACAAAGTACATTTTAATGTTTCAGTGACTGCACCAGCAGATGCAATTAGAATGCAATGGGATGCGGACACAGATGTGGTATTTCAAACTTTAGCAGGTGAAATGGAATATGACTATTCATCATTTGGTGGACTAAGAAATACAGAGGCAACAGGTTTTACTGGTGACGTAAACGTTGTTTTACCAGCTTGTACAGATGGAGATACAGGTACAATTGTTTGTGAATGGGTTAAAGTTTACGAATCGTAGGAGTTTAAATGGCTAATACTACTTCGGGAACAACAACGTTCGATAAAACTTTTGCTATCGAAGAGATAATAGAAGATGCTTTTGA